CTGCGGACGATGGGCATCACCTGTTCGATGAGCCGCCGCGGCAACTGTTACGACAATGCAGTCGCCGAGAGGTTCTTCTGGTCGCTCAAGCATGAATGGACGAAGCATTACGATTACGAGACGCTGGAAGATGCCCGCCTGAGCGTGTTCACGTACATCGATACGTTTTACAATCGAACGCGACTTCACCAGACGCTGGGCTACAAGTCGCCTGATCAATACGAAGCCGAACACGCCCCGGTATTAGCGGCGTAGAAAAACTGGCCCGCCACTGTCCGAAAGTCGTGGGCTATCGCACAGGGTAGATTTTCCGCTATTGTTTCTCCCGATCACTATGTTGATTGGCTTCAATGTCTCGAATCCTTGAGGCTCATCCCCAAAGCATTGAATCTTTGAAAACTTGAGAGAGCAATCAGATAGCTGGTACATGGGCCATCACGCTGTTGTGAGACTAGTTGATAAGGACGAGGCTAAGCCTATCACTTATCGAGAAATCCAGACAGTAGACCGCACTGGCAATTCACTCTCTCTGCCGTTGGTAGCTGCCAATCCCCAGGAAATCGGCAGGGGTGACCGCCAACGATGAAATCGCTTGCCACCGGGACTTCCTGCCCATCCGCCTCTGCGTGGCTCTCTCGTGTGGTGTTGCCCTGGACTGACAGCCACTCTTTGGTCATCGCTAAGCCAGACTCGGCTTCGAGCTGTGCGATCCCGGCGACCTGCCCACCGTTTAGGGCTCCGGATACCTCAGTCCTGGCGATCCGCGTGGCCCGCGTCCTGGACATGTTGGTCATGGTGTTTTCGATCGCTTGGGCTGTCCGGCGGATCGACCAGCCATCCGCGACGCTCGTATCGATCAGCGATTGGATGTCTCGGACCACATCGTCCTGGATGGCGACCCAGTAAGGTGCGTCCAGGTTTTCCTGAAGAGCTGTCCGGATCTGTAGCAGCAACTCCCTGGGGATCTCCAGTTCTAGCTCCAGGGCGTCGATCTCGTATTGGATGGACGCCAGCGTGGCTGTGGAGACTTTCTGGCCTGATCGCCAAGCCCTGGCCACGGCGCGTGTCAGAGGCACGCCATCCGCCAGAGCAAGCTGAGCCCCATCAGTCATGGTTTTTAGGAAGGGGGCAATCAGATTTTCGATCAGCGATTCGGATTCGTCCTCAGGGGAAAGAAGCTCTCTGGCGAGAAGGACGCCTCCCACGCCCTCAAACCGATTGGCTGCTCTCTGGGCCTGGCTTTTGAAGAAATCGGTCGCAATGCGCGTGACCTTTCGCGATGCTCGTTGGTGAATACCGAACCGGGCATACATCCGAGCTTGCCGGGACTGCTTGGATCGTATCATTCGCCACCTCCCAGCAAGCCCTCCAGGCCGGCGCCGCCGCTCTCAGGTGGAACGTCTCCCCAATCGACCGCTGGAAGATTGCCCACAGCCCGGCGGATCTCATTGATCGTCACGCAGCGATTCTTCGCCAGCATGTCCCAGCGTTTGAGAGACAGCTCAGCATCGTTGGCCACTGCCGGCGCAAACCAGAGGATTAACCGAGGATCCGCTAACTTGGCGACCTGGTTGGTCAGGCATTCTCCCACGATCGTCAGCAGGGGATTTACGGCCATGTCCACGAAGGCCTGATCGGCAACCGCCGCGCTGGCTCGGTTGGCTCCCTGGATCTCACCCACGATGATCGGATTGACGCTGAAGGCCTGGAAGATCTGCTCGCGCGTCCATTTCCCCGATTCGATGAAATCCATTTCCTGAGGGGAGACGGTCAGCTTGATCAACTCATCAATGAGGCCATCCAGGATAAACGTCTTGCGATTCTGATGGGCTCCCTCATGTCGCTGGCCCAAGACGCTTTCGATCTGCCTGCGCTGCTGTGGGCTGAGCGTAGGAGCCCATTCGGCCTGTTTGCCATCTTCGCCCGCTACCTTGGCAAGTTTCACCGCCCAGCCTGGCATCATACCGTTGCGATAGCCGCTTTCCTGGGCTACCTGCAAAGCCTCTTCAATCCGGATCGATCGACCGATGGCAGCAACCGGACTTAACGGCGCCAGAGGATTGGCTGGATCCGGCAAGTAGCAGTGGGCGATCTCTTCCGCAGGGATCGGGATGGGCTCAGCGTATCCTGGAGGCTGGAAATTGAAATAGGCGAATAATTGCTCTTTTGTATGCACTGGAAAAATCCAATGGCTGGGCAGGTAGTCGATCGCCTTTTCTCGAACCCACAGCGTCCCGCGTCCGGTCAGTAGGATCGACTCAAAGTAGACCCTCAAGAGCTGAGAGCCAGACAGATAGGTGTTGGGCTCGCTGAACCAATCCGATAGGAAGTGACCTTCGATGGGCTCCAGGGCGTCCAGGTTCGTCTGTTTGGCTTTGCCAGCCTGTTTGATCCGGGAAACATGCAGCGGCTGTTTGCAGGCCCGTTTCGCGATCGCTGAGATCGCTGTGTAACACGTCCCAACGAACGACCGATACTGAGCGATCGCGCCACTGTAATCGCGATGCCCTAGCGAATCGCCGTGGCCTCCGACCGTGGAAATCAGGGATTGCTCCAGGGCCGATTGACCACCCGCTTTTTGCTCTTCGGTGTAAATGAAACGCATCCTTACCTCTTAACCACCTAGCGGCAGTGCAGCCCTTTGAACGTCTTGGCGAAGCCCTTGGAGTTCCGTCAGCTGGCTTTCCCAGGTCTTGTTGCCTTTCTTCAGCTCTTCGGTCTGTTTCTTGGCTTGATCGTCCTCTGCCTTTAGGAGTTGATCCTGGAGCTTCTTTTGGATCTCGCTAAACCCGAAGAAACCGTTTTCCAGTTTGGATTCGATATCGTCCTGGCCTTTGTTGTCCTCTTCTTCTTTGGGTTTCTCTTCTTCGATCTTGTCGATTTCCCGATCGCGATCCATCGCGTCTAACTCAGCTTTAGCCCTGCCCAGCTCGTCGATATCTCGTTCCAGACGATCCTCCAGCTTTGCGATCATCGGATTTTCTGGAAGCTTCATGCCAAATGCTGCTACCACCGATTTTCTGAAATTGGATCCGGCTCGATAGATCTGCTCGGCTGCCTCCCAGGGGGCGATGTTGCCCGTCAGGGCGTCCCCGATCGCCGCGAAAACTTCCGCCATGCTATCCCGGAACGCAATTCCCGCGTTATACATCCGGGTGAGACCGCTCCGGAAATAGTCCGCAGTTTGCAGCATGGATATTTGGGCGCTGGTTTTGACCACATCCCACACCACGTCCCAGTTCTCCACTAGGACCCTGATCCATTTAGAGGCCTCCAGGACGAATTTAGAGACCCATTCGACACCTGCGATAAACGTACTGACCACGCCTGCCCTCAACGTGTCGAAACTAGGGAGGACGGTCCCGAAGATCGTTTGGGAGACGGTCTGGAGAAGTGCCCAGAGAGCATGGCCGATGGGGATGGCAGCTGCTTTCAGGTGTACCCAGGCTTGCGACATCTTATCGGTAGCTGACGCGACCGCGTTTTGGACGGACTCCATTCCCATGAGCCATCCGACAAGCTTTTGGATCCCGACCACAGCCCCTCCCAGGGCCACGGCTACCAAGCCGATCCCAGAGCCTACCAGCATCATCTTTCCCACCGACGCCCAGGTCATGCCAAACATCTTCAGGGCAGTATTCGCGCCAAGCAGCATCTGGGTGAGTCCGAGCAAAGCCCCTGAGGTGACCGTGATCGTAGAGATCGCCCCTCCCAGGGTGCCATCCAAATTGAGGACGCCCTGGGCAAGGTACACCACTGAGCTGACCGCGCTCTTCGCGATCGGCAGCATCTTCATGCCGATGGATTTGGCGACCTCTTGGATCATGCCGTTCATCGTCGAGACCAGCCCAGAGAAAGTCTTGGACTGCTTGATCATCATTTGAAAGAACTGACCGCCAGGGCCTGTGGCAGATTGGAAAGCATCGCGGACCATCTCAAACGAGATCTGCCCCTTCGACATTTCATCCTTCAGCTGGGCCATGCTCTTACCAGAGGTCCGTGAAAGCTCTTGCAGAGGATTGAAACCAGCGTTGATCAGCTGGAGTAGATCCTGTCCCATGAGCTTGCCCTGGGATCGGACTTGACCCATCACCAGCGCCAACTGGCCTAAGTTGTTGTTGACGGCGCCAACGTCGCCCAGGTATTGCAGCGTGTCCGCGACTTCATCCCCAGCGAAACCAAAAGACAAAAGCGTCTTAGCGGCATCATTGACTTCCTTCGGGGTGAAGGGCGTGGTGAGACTGAATTGATTCAGCTCTTCCAGCATCTTCTTGGCTTTGTCGGCAGAGCCCAGCATTACCTCCATGGAGGTTGCCGTGGACTCGTAGTTCGCCGCGGCCTGGAGCATGGAGCCACCAGCAGCCGCCAAGCCCAGGCCCGCCAACATCTGCCCAGCCATCGAAGCGATTTCCTGGGCATTACTGACCACAGCCTTCTTCACGCCCTGAAGCCCAGGCTGGAGCTTTCTGTCATCCACTTGGACGGACAGATAGGCCCGCGCGATCTCTGCTGACGCTCCGATTGCCATGATCTGAATCCTTTCAAATTTCAGTCACACCTGAGACCAAAGAATGAGACTAGACAGCGCCTTCGATCAGATGACCCAGCTTGTCCAGCAAGGTATCCAGCAGCTTGTCTGCCAGTTCGCGCCGTTTGAGCTGGGAGGGATCCTGGCCCTGGCCACAGTAGGCCGGATCACCGAACCGTGATTTCACATCCTGGGACGACGGGAAAGCGTCCGAACTGGCCAGGGGCGTGGCCACATTGTCTTCCACCAGCCGAGCCATCCAGAACAACCAGGTGCAAGCGTCCACCGTTGAAAGCTCATGCTGATCTTCGAGCTTGGCAGGCAGCCGTTCGATCCACTGTCTTGTGGAGGCATGGTCGCTCAAATGCAGTGGCTCCAGGATGCGTCCCTTGCCGGAGACGCGACCGGGACCCAGTGGATCTTCATCCAGGGGAATGATCAGCTCGATTCGCTGGCCTGGGATGATGCCGGGGATTTGTCCCATCCGCTCATGGCTGGCAGCATCACGAAGGCGAATTTCGTTAGGCGAAAACTCAGCTCGCAGCATGCGCTGCAGGGGAGGGAAATAGACCGGGGAACACGTTTCGTTTTTCAGTTCCACCGTAAAGAATTCTCTGTCGGCTGCTTTCTTAGCCATGATCGCTTTTCACTTTCACTAACAGGTATGGGAAAAAGTCGGAGCAAGGGGACCACCCGGAAGCTTGACCCTTAGGAAGCTCCCTCAGCAGTCCCCTTGCTCCAGAGGCAACAGTTTCCAGCTAACCGCCTCCAAACCATCTCACCGGCAACTTGCCGATGATTCCTTCTAGGTCTTAGCGCTGGTCATCTTCGTGAATGCGTTTGCATCCATCACGCGACCACCGCAGCGCTGACGGGCAACCATCAGCGTCAGATTCTTACGCATCAGCTCCTTCCCATCGCTGCTGAAACGCACGCTCGTTCCACTCCGACGATAGAGCCGAAAGCGGGAAAAGTTACCGAAGCCGATGTGCGTGTTCGGCAGGTCGTTCTGGATCGACACCGGACGCCCCAAAAGCGAGTAGCTTTCATGCGTGCTGGTTTCCATGCCGAAGACGCGCCGCTGATCGCCACTGCCCACAGCGATCCCTCTGGCTCGGCTGTACGTCGTGTCGTTCATCAGGAAACGCACCGACGAAGAAGCCGCTTGGCGATACTGCTTGGGGACGCCAAACAGCAGGGATTCGTAATCGGCAACCGTGGGAGGGCCGCTGGCGCCGTTCTCACTGGCGATCACAGAAATACCGGAGGCCTGGAAGAGCCCCTGAGGTTGCAATGCCCCGTTGCCGTTTGCGACCACTTTATCCAGCTCTTCGGCCATACGTTGGGCTACGTTTTGCGTCAGGATCGATCCGACATTCGCCGGGGAATCGCTCATGAAATCGTTGCCGATCTCAATGGCCACCGCGACGGGATGGATCGTCGTGTCCAGGGCCGATACAAGATCGGTCGTGTCGAACAGAGCGACCTCCGCTCCATCTGCCGAGCCCCACGCCACGGTAGGATTTCCAACGCTGGCACCTTCCACACGCCGGCCTCTGGGGATCACCACCTGATTGACGAAGGGGGCCAGCTCGGCAAACAGAAGCGGAAATGTGATCAGCATTTCGTCAAACACGATCGGAGCGATTTCCAGACCGCCTGAGCCCACATCATCTAGCAGAGCTTTGACGCGCGGACCTTTGACTTCCAAAGCCATATCGCCGCTGTCTTGAACCCAGGTGTGATCCGTCGCCAGCTCGGTCAGAAGCTCGGTCTCGAAATCGTTCAAGCCGCCGGGGATGATCCCTGACTTCTGGGCCGCGTGCTTGGCATAGACGCCCACGAAGGCACAGTCCTGTTCGCTGGGGCGCTCAACTGCCTTTCCTTGGCAGAAAACGGGTTCGCCAGTCTTGTGATGGTTGGCTTCCCATCGCTTGGTAGAGAACCGAGTCGATGGCTTTTTGACGTTGATATTTGGATCCGTTGTGGTGGACATGTCACCCTCCATGAATGGATTGCTCGTATTGGGAAAACGGCTGCCGGCGCGAGATCGCGCGAGCTGCCAAAGCTCTTGTTTTTGCTGCTCGGTTTCGGCCTCAGTGGCCAGCTCTTTCAATTCGCTTTCCGAAAGGTAGTAGCTAAACAGCTCCACCTCAGAAAGCTTTTCATCAGCCAGGGCCGTTAGCAGAGCCGTTTCCACCTTGCCGGTTTCCACGTCGTCTGCTGTTGTCCCTTTCAGCTCAAAGCCCTGGAGGTAGCCCAGACGTTTCAGCTGGGAGATCGCTCCAGGGAGTTTGCTCGGAATGATGGTTTGGGTCTTGCTCATAGCCTCAAATCACAGTGATCAGTTCACGGTCATCAGGGACGCTCGGCATCCGTCCACTGAAGCTGAAACGCGCCGCAGTAATTGCCAGGCTGAAAGCGGTCAGAGCATCACCGTGACCCTGTCCTGCCTTGCGTGGCGATCGGAGACGGACCTTCGTTTGCCTTGCCTCAATCTGGGCTCTCTCCAGGTCGCTTAGCAGAGAGGGAAGCTCTTCGATCTCTGGAAGCTCAATCGTTTCCTCTCGGAAAGCATCCAAGCACGCCAGACACTGCTCATGCAGCGCCGGCAGGGTCTGATCACGCGAAACGACCGGCACACCCTGTTTCCGCAATCGCTGGCCCAGGTACTCAGCTTGCGATGGATCCGCCCAGAGGGTGTTCAAGTTGAATCGGACATGAGCCGCGATAATCGCTTGCTCAACTGCCCCCACGTCCACATGCAGTCCCGCTTCCGGTTTCCAGAGAGCCAGACTGACCAAACGAAGCTTACCTGTCCCTTCTTCGCCTTGCTTTTCGTAGTCTGGCTCAGGCTCAGACAGCTCCCCAATTTCGATCAGGGCTCGTTGCATGGCGGTCAGAGGCTGGGGCTTTTCGATGTAGTCCTGCCATCCCACGTGCTTGGCCACGATCGCCAGGGCTGAGAAGTCCTGACGGACGCCTAAGTCCAGAGCCCCGAAAAACGCCCATCCCCGATCGATCGCACCAAGCGGAAAACGATCGACCGAGGACGGCGCAGCATTGTTTCGACCAGCTTCCAACGCGAGTGAAATTTGCTCTTCAGTGAAAGCGGATTGTGTGCTGCCAGTCCACTGATTGAGCCAATACCGCTGGAACAAGATCTCAGGCAGAAGCCGCCGCTGTTGCTCCAGACGCCCAGCATCAAGCCAGGACGCTTGAACGCCATCCAGGGCATGAAAATGCCAGGTGTTTTCATGTCGGATCGCAGACCGGATGCCTTCCTGCCAGCTACCGAGGGCGCCGGCATTGGTGATCACCAGCAAGAGGCTTCGGGCATTCTTAGCAGCAGCAGAAAACAGCGATCCCCACAGTCGCTCTCCCTGGTCATCTGCCCAGTGGGTTAACTCATCGCAGACAAAAAAATCACACTGTAAACCAAAAGACGTGTCCGAGTCCGCAGCAATGACTTCCAACTCGGACCCTGTGGTGGTGTTGCGGACGCGATACGATGTGATGTCCAGGTTCGAAAGCAGCTCAGGATTCAGCAGCTTGAGCTTCTCGATGGAGTTACGCAGGATCCGAGCCTGATCCTTCGAAGCAGCGGCAGCCACGCCACGGATCAGCACAGGGGCTGCCAGCAAGAGATAAGCCGCAATGATCGCACAGTCCGTCGTCTTCGAATGACCACGCGGACGCTCCAGCCAAGCTCCCTCTGGGCCTTCGTTCGATCCACGGCAAACACGTACCAGGGCAGGGTCCAGCGATCCAAAGTCATCTCGCTGCCATTCGTCCAGCACCGACTCCAGAGGCACCGTCTCCCCAGTCGCTGGATCTTCGATCATCAGCGCGTGGCGAAATGCCTGAGGGGAGATTGCCGGACCTGTGACAGCGCTGCTCAAACTTGGATTCCTTTGCCTTGAAATCGGGAGATCAAGGGCTCACGTGTAAGCGCCTCAACCAGCATGTTCAATTGCTGATCCCAATCCGGGGCCAACTCTCGATAGGTGATACTCAGCTCAAGCTCATAGATTTGGTCGTCTTCAGGGATCGGGTAGGGCTGATCCAAAATCAAATTGGCAAGCTCGCTGGGCTCATGCGTCCACAGATCCTCTCGAAACCCAGCCATCGCGATCTGCTGGGCAAGTTCGATGTGATTCAGGTACGGCAAAGGCAAGTCCAAGTGATGCCGGCGCTGCATTTCTTTGCCGAGCGCTCGCCACAATACCGAGCGTCTACCGATCTTGGGGGCTGTCGTGGTCACTGGCTGGCTCCCTGGGTTTTCCCCTGCTGAGACTCAAACTGAGCTTGTAGCTGTTCCAGGAGGCCCTTTGACGATCGCTCATCCCCAAGCAGCTCCTGGACGATGTTTTTGACCTGACGCATCGCATAGGCCTGACGCCCAGCCATGTTCGTCAGATCGCGTGCTGATAGCTCATCGAGCTTGTTTCTAAGGCACCAATCGATCAGGGCGATCTGAGAGGCCCACAGCGTCCCCTCTGCGATCTGGGCCGCTCGAACCAATGAGATGCTGCCGTACTTGTCCAGGACTGCCGCTTCGAAGGTCTTGCGATAACGCCCACGCCGATTCTCCACCCCGCGAAGCTCATTGGGCATCTTGCCAAGCGCGAAACGCCTGGAGACTTTCATGCCCTGCTTGAGGCCTGCCAGAGCTGACTTCGTACGCTTATCGAATTCAGCGTTTGTCTCGCTGTTTTCAGCGTGCATCAGGCTCGGAAGATCCTTAGGCATGTCCATCGAAAACTGCCCCCCGTTCGGCAGCTAATGTGCGATGTAGTTGGGAATTAGTTTGGTATGACTTTGCAGAACATCGTAAGACGTTTGTCACAAATGACTAGCGGAATCGACGCAAGGGATGCAGTCTCCCCTGACTCAACTAGGTTCTCCACGGTTCTACAGTTATCAATTCACTCCCACTCTTGATCCTGGCGTATGCCCAAGCCACCAGGAGTTATTTCGAGAATTTTCTAAGAATGTCATCAGGCCGTGGATTTCCACCTTCCAATCGTGCCATCGGGACAGTGAACGGAACCGTCAGGGAGGTAGCGTGTCCCATCGTCAAGTTCGATCTGCATGCCATCTCCGAGATCGGCGATCGCACGAACTCCCTTCTCTTTCAACAACCTTTCAAAGGACCTAGAAACCGCTTCCTTACGCTCTCTTGCGGCTTTGATCTCGTCTGCCACTCCAGCTTTGAAGAAGGAGACGGTATCGCCTGGTCTTTCGGATATAGCCTTGGCCATGACGACTTTTGCTGCGCGACTCGTTTCGGCGTTTTCGACGATGCCCTGGGCCAATTCATCCCAGTAGGCATGGCTCTGATCGACACCCTCGACTTGTTCTGCAATTATGCGAATGACATCACGCTTCTTTCTCTCAAGGGCTTCCCTCTTCTCTCTCTTCTCCTGCTCAAGCCGCTCTTTTTCCCGCTCCTCTTGCTGCTCTTTGCGTTTAAATTCTTCGCGAGTATTTTCAAGCCACTCTGGAAATCGCTTGAAGAATAACCCTCTTAGCATGGGCCTGTTGGATCGAAGGTTGTGCTCGCCTTCAAGGTCCGCAATTAGAGATCCAACGGCTTCTAGGTAGATGGGATCCCCAACGCATTTAAAAGCCATCTTGCGGGCGTCTGGGGAGCGTGTACTCATCCCAAGAGAACTGGCTATCCCGTCCAAGTAGCTTTCAAACTTTTTGCGATCTTGCTCAGTGACATTGGCTTCATCGAGAGATTCCTTGGGCCTCCCTGAGGTTTCTGGCTTCTGGCGAGACAACCAGGAATTGAGACAGCGTGGCATACCCCTTTCGGTCTTACGCTTGGTTGGATTGTCTATGAGCCACTGAGCCGCCTTTCTCAGCTCGGCTTCGACATCAAGCTTGGGGTAGGCATTTTGATACTCCCTGAGCTTAGCTTTGGGCAAACACCACTCATCCCCTCCCTTGAGGACGAATTTGAACTCGGACTCAACTTGGCTCTGAGTTGGTAGGTCCCCTTTGATCTCAGCGGTCGGAGTCTGAGCGAGGTAGGTAGCTTCTTCTCTCTCTCTTCTCTTCTTAGGAATAGGATTAGGAATAGGAAGCTCCCAAGATTTGGGATGGTCCGTGGGATGGTCAGGGCTACCTTCCCAAATTTTGGGATGGTCCACGCACCGATCAACGCAAATTTTGCGTTGGTCACTACCACAAATTTTGAGGTAATCGCTGAGAGATTCTTTATGGTGGTCTGGAATGTGATCCGGAATCGTAACCCAATATTTGGCTTCACCACGAACCGTACTTCGATTAAGACGTAGCCAACCATGCTCAACGCATTTATTGGCAAACTTTGTGAGCGTGTTCTTGGAGAAGCCAAGTTCGCGGCAAAGCTGGGCAGCATGAGCCTTGTATGGCCGCTGATAGCCAAAGCGGTCTTGCTGGCAGGTCAGGTGAGAAATGAGCGCGAAGCCAGTGGTGCCAATCTCTTTGGCGGCCTCGACATCGGCCATGAGCCGAATAATGCGCGGCGCGAATACAAGCGTCCCGCTCTTCACTTGCCCGGAGCTGCCACCACCGTTAGGATGACTGGCGGTTTCTTCCGTCGCCATCGGCAGAATCCTTTCTGGCCCATCGCGTACCAGTCGCGATGGGCTTTTTTAGTAGTCGGTGTTCCCAAATACGATCATCTGATTCTGATCGGGGAATGCTTTATCGGCTTGAGAGCCGACTACTTTTCCGGATTGGCTCTGGCTGTGCGTGCTTTTTCCATGGCCTCTGGCCATCGCACTGGATCACTCATCAGGGCGACAATCTGAAGGCGATCGTCTTGAGAATATCCGATTAGTGGCGCTGTCCGAGAGGGACACACCAAACCAGCCCATCGGAGCCTACGAAGGGTCGTAACACTGATCCCCAACCACTGAGCCGCTTCATTTTCGTTGAGAAAGCAGCGGTGATTGGCAGGATCCAGGAGAGGCTTCATCAGCTCGAACACTTGATGAGCGATGTTGCCCATGTCTTTCTCGGTCAAATCTACTTCCGAAGTCACACTGGCCATGGCCAAAGTCCCTTAAAACGCTCACTGAAATACATTCCTTAGGGTCATGATGTTTGCTGGATTCAATGATCCTATCCATGTCCAGATGGTTCTGACAAGCTCTCGTATCGTTGTTTTTTTATCGCTTACTGTGCAAGAGTTTACATGCCTCCAGTAAAGAGTTCTTAAATACTATCTCAACAGGGACTGGCCTTACATGTTCTCAGTTACACCCACAACTGAGAACCGCACAGGCAATTCGTGAATTCGCCTCAGAAGGTTGTTGATTCCGCCGCAGAAGAACGATAGCCTGTTCGCCAAACCAGTTCTCCCCAAGTTTCTACATGAGATCTTGGGACTCCAAGCTCGCCTTGTTTTTCAGAGAAAGGAAGAACCCGATGGCGAAAAGTTTTTCTGTTTGGATCAGCCGCAGATGGCAGATCGGAGAAAGCAAGACAGGTAGGCCACGTTGGAAAACGGAGGCCATCCAGTACCAAAAGGAAGTCAATGAAGGCGATCGCGTGATGGTCTTCTGGAAGACAGCGGATGGCAAGACTGGCGAAAAGATGATGCCTTCGCCGGGCAGGGCAGGCTTCAAGGAAGCTGCTAAGATCCGCGAAAAGAAAGAGACGGAGTTGGCCATCCAGGTCGAGACCGTACCGGAAGGCAAAACGTCTTGGAAAGAATTTCGATCCCAGTTTGAAAAGGAGAAGCTCCAAGCGACCGGCTCGGCAAAGCTGGCAGATCTAACCCTGCGAGACTACAACTCGCTCCTGGGACGGATTGAGACGATCCTGGCGCCGAAATGCATCGAGGATCTCGATAACCAAGGGGTTGCCAAGTTTCGCACAAAGCTGATGGTAGCTGAGGTCAAACAATCAAAGGATGGCAAGCTTAGCCCTGGATCGATTTCGAAGCACGTCAGGTATATGAAATCTCTTCTCTCATTCGCACGTCGTAAGGGCTACACGGTGGCCAGCCACGTTGAGGCAGTAAAGACTTGGCCAAGCGATACGAGATATTTTCCTGACGAAGCACTGCGAAAAGTCTTTGCCGTGATTGATTCGGTTCAGCGACCGGCATTTCCGGATTCTCCATTTGAGTCTGGCGATTGGTGGCGTGGATTTCTCTGGGTCATGAGAGCCAATGGCCTGCGACTGAGCGAAGCCTTGAATATGAAATGGGAGGATGTCAGCTTAGATCAGGGTGAGCTATATATCCCAGTCCAGAAAAACGGCAAAGCAACCACTCTCCCTCTGAGCGATCAGACGGTGGGCTATCTTCGCAAGCTAGTTGACCTGGGTGAAACTTACGTTCTCCCAACACATGGCCTTCATCAAAAGACGCTTTACGAAGAGTTCCACCGACTCCAGGCGCTGGCTGGTGTCAGCCTTCGATGCTTGTTGGCCGATCGCGACCATCAGCATACCTGCACCCAGTCTTGCAATTACTTCGGCTTTCATAGTCTCCGAAAAGCGTTTTGCATGATAAATGCGGAGAACGGGATGCCAATAGAAACTCTTTGTGCCTTGGCTCGCCATTCGAGCATTGCAGTGACGCAGAAGTACTATCTTGATCAGCAGGCCCTAATCAACCGAGCCAAGGGCACTCTGGCTGATCCTACTTTCGACATGGAAGAACCAGCCGCTTAGACGCTGGATTTTCACCAGAGTCAAACTGAACGCCGATTTTAGTTTGGCAATAGGTATGGTTCT